TGCATTGCCTCCTGTTCAGAATGGGGGTCATCAATAATCAATAGGTCGGCACCCTTACCCGTTACGGCTCCGCCAACACCAATAGCAAAATAATCCCCTCCAGCGGAGGTGTTCCAACGTCCCGCCGCCTTACTATCGGTAGAGAGTTTTGTTGGGAAGATAAACTGGTATTCAGGGGTGTTTACGAGATTTCTAACTTTTCGTCCAAAACCCACCGCAAGCTCGGCGGTGTGGGCGGTTTGGATAATCTTTTTTTCGGGGAACTTACCCAAAAACCACGCTGGCAGGAGATACGATGCGAACTCCGACTTCGTATGTCTAGGAGGCATGTTAATAATTAATCGCTTTAGCTTTCCTTCGGCAACCCGCTCAAATGCTTCTGCCATGTCTTTGTGGTGTTTTCCGCCAATAAAAGCAGACCACATTTCTGTGACAAAGGGCATGAAATTGTTTTTACAGCGTTCTTTTTTGTCTTCCCGCAGGACTTTATGAATCTTAGGGATTTGCGGACTATCGGGCGGCAGAACCTCTAAAAGCTCTAGATAATTCCGTATTTCCTCCGCCGTCAGTAGCATTAGAGTTTTACAAGCTCAGAAACAGAGTTATCAACAACTTTTAAAGACCGCACGGTATAGGGCTTAATCTGAAGAAGTCCTCGTTCTTGTAGGACATGTACCAGCCGATGAATATTGGACTTACTGCTCATTCCTAGACCCTGAGCTATCTCTGAGTAGGATGGGGAAAACCCTCGCATTTTGACGAAGGTCTGGATGAAATCTAAAACTAACTTTTGTCTTTCGGTCATGATTTATCCTCATCAATAATCCGTTTTAACAAAGCAATGACCTGTCCTAGGTCTTCACGCTGTTTACCACGCATTTCCGCCTGAATTGCCATCAAGCTCAACACAATATTCTTTAACTTACTCTTTACCATGCCAGTCCTAAAATTAAACCAATGATGAGTCCGATGAGGGTTCCCCACGCAATTCCTAGAAAAAACATATATACCCCCGCACGAACAAATTGGAAACGTTCTGGGGGTAGTTTGCCACAACGTTTAAACGACCGCAAGTATAAATTTTGCTATGGGGTGGGGGTCTTTTTAAGTAGCGAACGAATGAGATTAGCGGAGCGGAGCAGAACTCTAGCGTATCCCCGTAAAGGAGGATAACTAGCCAAAGTCTCAAGGTCTTCTAAGATATGGTCAGCTAATCCATGTCCAGTCGTCTCACGAATCCGCAATCCAAACTTATAGCCTTGCATCCATTCCTTACGATGGCTCATGCAATAACCTGACATATGGTTTGTAGTCTTACCGCAATCTTTATTCCTACAGTCATGTTTCACGTGGAACCTTCGGTTCCATACATTGCTGACGCAATTTCTGGAAACGACCTTTCTTTGTTAAAGAGAACGTTCTTATTGTACTACTGTGAATACATACAGTGTTTGTAAATAGGTGTGTGGGAACGTTCGTGTCTACTAGGGCACTATGATGGGATGTGTGGAATACAGCGTATAGGCGTGGGGCGGGGGCACGGGCATAGAGGCGGGTGGGGGGGCGGTGGGGTCGGCGAGAGGGGGCATCGACAACCCTGTTTAAACTCAGTGATGCTTGCTCACTCTCTTGCTATCGAGCAGATGCAATGATGACTCCAGTTCTTTCTTTAGTTGCTCGACTGATACCTCTTCGACTCGTTGCTCGACCTTGTCAGTGAACATGCCGATAGCACGACCCATGAGTTCCAGTGCCTTTAGCTTGTTGCTTGTTTGGTTCTTCTCATCCTTGGCATGAGAGAGTAGTTCTTTCATCACGTAACGTCTTGCAATGATTTGGTCGGTGATGATATTTTCTTTGACATCCTCCCAAAGAGACTCCAGTAACAAACTGATTCTCGCATCCTTTAAAAGTGCGTTCGCATTCTTTTGCATCGTTGCATCACTACTATTCGGTGGGTTGTATGCACGTCTGTAAGCCTCCTTAGGACTCATACCACTTGCGACATTCATTGCGAATGCATGTGCCTTTGTGCTAAGTCTCTTTCCTTTACCTACGTGTGTTTGTTCGTCAATATCGTTTGGGTTTTCTTCTCTCTTTATTCCTATAGGTAATCCTTGTTTATTCTTCTTTACCTTTACCTTACTTACCCTTGACCGCATGTCTTCGACATTGATTCCCCCGCTTGATTTAATAGCACCGATGTCCTCCACCATGCTTGCATCAAGACCTAATTCATTAATGAACTCTTCTCTTGTTTTCATGACTCATTCCCTACGTTAATTAACTCATCGTATTGTCTGCGTTTAAACAACGTATTGCAATATGGTTCGCATGACGTTCGTTACCTGTTCGCAACACACCTAAATTATTTTCAACCTTACCCTCACATTTTCAATTCTCATTCGTCTCTGTATGTAGGAGGACTTATGGATAAACGATTACTTAACGCATTACTTTTGGCTAACGAAATATTTGATAACGCAACGCATGACGAGTTACTGTTAATTGCTAACGCAATATTGAAAGCGTTCGACACCATGAAAAAAGAAGAAATTTCAAAGGCTCATTGAGTGAGCTTCATGCTTGGTATGTTTAAACACTCATGGCAATGCTTACCGACCCTTGGGTGGGTAAACATTGAGGTGACTGTTTAAACGACTTGCTTATGCTGGCTGGCTTGGCGGGCGATTCGGGAGGGTAAAAGCACCACCCGAAATTAAGTGATTGCACATGTTTAAACAATCGTGCTAATATGGAGTCTCATTCGGTGCTATCACTGAATGACAGTAGCAAGAGGTGCGATGCAAGAGCCTCGGTTTTCTAGAAACCAAAATGTGCAGTCGTGCGATGGCAGAGCGACTTAAAACAAATGGCTGAGTAACTGGTGACTCGCAGTAATAGCATCAGTGGTGTGAATAAAGGCTAGTAGGCTCTGTGCGTGGATACGAGAACACAACCGAACGAGATAAAGACACCGACCGCTTAGACCTACGTCCTGACGAACGTAGCGAGTGCGATAGTCCGTAGCGATACGTTGTTCTTTCTGACGTGCGATACCGAGAGCGTCAATAAACAAGTGCGGGTAAACGTGCGATTGCAGAGCGTTGAAAAACAAGTGGCACTCAACGAGATTTAATCTCATGCCTCATTGCATACCAGTGAGGCAGAGGATGCAATCTCGCATCGTTACTTATGGAGGCTTTATGCAAAATCAATTCCCAGTAGTGCGTGTTGAAATCGTTAATCGCTTTGCCCATTACGGCAATGATGTCGATTCATTTAGAACGGTTTATTTTGATGAGCCGTATCAGCCTGATACCAATGTTGGTGCTATTCCCGCTAACTTTTATTTTTGCGTTTAACTAAGGAGGCTTTATGCAATTTCAAGGAACGTTGTATCAGCGTTATCAAATTTATGTTGCCAATTGCGTTGGCACACCACTCTCATTTGATGAGTGGCTTAGTCGTTAAAACTCATCTCAGTTCGCATTGCGTTCGCAGTGCGAATGAGGATGCGTTTTGCATCAATCAAACTTAGGAGGCTTTTTTATGGTGAAAAAATTTCTTGAGCATTTGCTCGTTGGTGTTTCACTCGTTGTGTTTTGTGTGTTCGTTGTCGTGTTCGCATTCGACTATGCGGGTGGTTGTGGTGAGGCTTACGAATATGCCAATGGCACTTTGCATCAAGGTGAGTGTCTTGGTCGTGAGTTTTTTAAACAGTTTTTAAAGGAGGCTTTTCATTTATGAGTTATCAAAACAAAACACGTGAGGACTGGTTGTCTCAGGCAGTCGATGAGTTACGTCCAGTATTCGATGCGAACGGTTATCCGTTACCTCAAAACATTCGTGTGACGTGTGGCTTTCCATCACGTCATGCACGTTCGCTCAATCGTGCTATCGGTGAACATCACTCTGCTAGTAAATCTGCTGACAATACTCATGAGATTCTTATCTCACCAGTAGAGGCTGACCCATACGAGGTGTTTGGCATTCTCGTTCATGAGTTGGCACACAGTGCTACTGACGGTGACGGTCATCGTGGTCGCTTTCCAAAGGTCGTTAAGAATTTATTACTGGAGGGTGCACCAAGCAAAACCAAAATCGGTCAGAAGTTTCGTGAGAATTACAAAGCGTTGATTGACTCGCTTGGTACTTACCCACACGCTCGTTTAAACGTAGCGATTGACCGCAAGGTGCAAAGCACACGCATGCTCAAGGCTACGTGCCCCGCATGTGGTTACACAATCCGCTTGTCAAAGACGCATGCAGATAAAGGTTTACCAATCTGCCCGCTCGATGCAAGCACGTTCGTTCTTTAATTTTCAGGAGGCTTAATCGTGAATACAAATATCAAACTTGAATTATCGAAACTACCGCTACCAGTGCTAAACAGTGTGCTCGTAGCAAATGGCTTATCTGCTGAGACAAACAACAAGAGTGGTGCAGTAGTACTTGTTGACAATCTCATCACCACTGGCAAGGTGACCCTCTCCGAGGTGCAGTCTGCAATCCCAACCGTTGTCTCTTCTGTTGCTACCAATACGAACGTTCCTGATGACATTCGTCAGTCGCTCGTGAATGCTCAGGCAGAGGTAACAAAAGCAGTTGATGGTGTAGAACGCATTCGCACCGTTGCAAACAATCTGCTCGATGACAATCTCAAAGTAAAAACTCAAATTGAGAACAAGGTTAGCGAGTTGGAATCACGCATTGGCAACGCACTCAAATCGATTCAAGGTGTTGACTACAACGTGGTCGACTCTCAGATTCGTACTGAGGTTTCTAAGTTGTTTGATTCGTTCCGCAAAGCAACACCGAAAGCAGAACTCACTGTCATTGCAAACGCAATACCAAAATGCGAACGCAAGCGTGTGCGTGATGTTTTCACTGGTCAAGTATTGTCATACGAGCATCAAAGTGAGACCGTAGACTTCGGTGATTACTTCGTTGAAGTTTGGAATGATGTCAATGCACCCGCTCGTGTTGATGATTACGTATTCAATCCTCAGCACTTGCATCAATCGTTGATTGCATTGGATAACCCACTACCTGACAACGTGTGGCTTGCGGGTGAGCGTGGCACTGGTAAGACTGAGTTCGTCACCCAGTTAGCATCACGTCTTGGTCGCAGACTATTCAAGGTCAGCTTTGACGAGGCATTAGAACGTGCAGAGTTCATCGGTGGTAACACAATCGAGAATGGCAACGTGGTTTGGAAAGAGGGCATCATCACTCAAGCAATCCAACATCCTGGTGCAATCATTCTGTTGGACGAAATTGGTTTTGCTCGTGCTCAGAATCTCGCAGTGTTGCATGCAGTAGCCGAGCACTCACCGCATCGTGCGTTGACTATCGCAGAGACTGGTATTCGTTTTCCTGTTGCATCACACGTTGCATTTTTCTGTGCTGATAACAGTAACGGTCATGGCGATACGTCAGGTAACTTTGCGGGTGTGCGTGACCAAAACACTGCGTTCATTGACCGCTTTAGTTTTACGTTGCGTTTTGAGTATCTGCCACAAGACGATGAGATTGCACTCGTTACAAACCGCACTGGTTTGCCATACGATGCAAGCAAGGTGTTGGTGACGTTCGCAAATACTGCACGTGAGAAAGCACGTGCGGGATTGCTGACTCAACCTCCATCACTACGTCAGTTGTTTGCATGGGCACGTGCAATTCAAAAAGGTGTGCCAGTTGCAATCGCATTTGAGAATGCAATCGTTAACAAGTTCCCACAGGATTGTGAGAGCGAGTTGCGTGGCATCTTCTCAGCAACGATTGACACTGCACAGTTGAAGTCTTACTTAACTAAATAAGGAGGTGCTATGTTACTAGGCATCGATGTCAAACGTGGTGTCGCATCAACATTAGAGCGTGTGTTCAATCGCACTGGTGAAAGATTCCACAAATTAGAAATCCTGTGGTCAGGCAAGACTGCGGGAATCATTTTCAAACGTAGCCCATTCGGTGTGAATGCAAAGGTCTTGTTCCCAAATATTGACGAGACCACACGCATACCGCATGACGTGTTCAACAATCTAATTGGTTATGCCTTGCATGAGTTGGGTCATGCATGGTTTACCAATAACGCACCTTGGGATAATGCTCGTGAAAAGCATGGTCATTTCGTTAGCAATCTCATCAACGGTCTTGAAGACCCACGCATTGAGAAACTTGTTATCGAATCAGGTCGTGCACCAAACAGTCGTGCGTTGTTTGAGAACTTGTTGAACTCGGTTCTCAAGCGTGACGGTTACGTTCAACCTGATGACAAGAAGAACATTCCATTCTTGCTCGCAGTTGAGGGAAGACGTTTAAACGGTTACAACCTATGCGTCCCAAGCATCGTCAACGATTCACCTTATCGTGATGACATTCGTTGGGCATTAAAACGTGCACACGTTGCAAAGTCTACTGATGCGATTGTCAAGATTGCTATCGAGTTGTTCAATCGTTTGCGTGAGCATGGCAAGGACGAGGGTCAAGGTGATGGTCAACAAGACGGTCAGCAACAAGACGGTCAAGGTGACAAGCAAGACGGTCAACAGGATGGTCAATCTGATGGCAAGCAAGACGGTCGTGATGGTCAACCAAGCGATGGGCAAGACGGTGAGCCGAGCGATGGTCAAGGCAAGCAATCTGCCGATGGCAATCAAGACGGTGAGCA